GTTTTCAACCCATATTTCATGTTCAGTATATCCTTGTGGGTCAAAATGCGGTTTATCTTCCATAATTGTTTTTTACAAATTTAACAATTAAAATAACAAAAAACAAATATCTGGGGTTTTTTATTTAAAAATTTTTACGTATATTTTACGTATAAAATTAATATTATGGGATTAATATCAGAAAAAATTGATGGTAAAATGATTGAAGTAACAATTGCTTCATCAAATCTAAAATCAGCAAAATATGATACAATAGATAAAAATTTGTTGGTTGAATTTAATAATGGTTCTATTTATGAATATGAAGCAGTTCCGTGGGAAATCTTCACCAAATTCAGATTAGCTGAGTCACAGGGTAAGTTTTTCAACGGAAACATATCTAAAGCATACAAGTATAAGAAAGTAAAATGAGTTTATTTGAAGAGTTAATAGAAGATAAAGAAAAGGATAAAGAAATTGTTAAATCATTTGAATCCAAAGATTCATTATCTGACACTATTTTTTCTTCAGAAAATGATACCTATATAATAAAGGATGATATCAGAAAAAAATTATTGGAAGTAACTGATGATTTTTTGGATTTTGTTGATATCGATTTTTTTATTTATGATGTTGTTTTAACCGGCTCTCTTGCAAATTACAATTGGTCACAATATTCTGACATTGATTTACATATAATCATTGATTTAGATGAATTTGATGGTGGAAAAACATCTGGCAAGGTATATAGTCAAATAGTAAAAGAATTTTTTGATACTAAAAAAACTATTTGGAATGATAAAACTGACGTTAAAATAAAGGATTTTGATGTAGAGATATACATCCAAGATATTGATGAAAAACATATGTCGTCTGGAGTTTATTCAGTTTTAAATAATGAATGGATTATTATACCGGAAAAATCTAAACCGAATATTGATGACAGAAAAATACTTGAAAAAGGTGAAGAATATGTTAATCAAATTGACGATTTATTAAAAAAATCTGAGGGTGCTGAGGATGTTATTAAAGATGTAAATGAGCTGAAAGAAAAACTAAAGAATTTCAGACAAAGTGGGTTAGAAAGCGGTGGCGAATATTCTTATGAAAACCTAACCTTTAAATTATTAAGAAGAAATGGATATATTGAAAAGTTAATGGGAATCAAAACTTCAGTTAGGAATAAGAAATTGTCCCTACCGCAATAGAAATCTTAGATTTTTTCTTATATAGATGTATTTATATGATACAACGAATAATTTAACTATCAATTTAAAAAAAGATGGCAGAAATAAAACCAGTAGGAAGTGAGAAACTACAAGGCGACGAGAAACTTAAACGTATCCTTGAGTTAACTTATTATGGTAGTAAATCAAAAGCTACTACATCAACAAATAACGCAGAATATCTTTCTGAATCTAAAACCGGAGTTTATGGTATTGTAAAAGAGAAAGACGGATATTATGTTAAAAAAGGAATTAATGAGAGTTCACTTGATTATATCGGTGGAATGTTCATGAAAAATAAAAACAGATTTCATTCATATGGAGACGCTCTAAAAAAACTTGAACTTTTAAAAGGACAGGAATTAAATGAAGCTACCAAATATGTTTTAAAACAAAATAAGCCAGAAGACCAATCTGTATTACCTACAGAAGATATGGGAACAGAAACTCCAATGCCAGATGAAACATCAGCTCCAGATGCTGGAATGGGCGGAGACACAGCTCCATCAACTGATGGTGGAATGGGTGACGAAAATGCTCCGTTAGGTACTGATGAAATGGGTATAGGGGAGCCTAAACCATCGGATTATATGACTGAAATTCAAAAATTTGCTGGCAAATTAGGTCAGGAGCTTAGAGACCAAAAAATGAAGATGGAAAGTGATGATTATAAGTATGTTCTTAATATGATTATTTCTGCTTGTGATTTGGAAAAAATAGATGAGGATGACCTTGATGATATTGCAAGTAAATTTAATAGAAATGAAGAAGGAACAGAAGATGAATATTCAGCTGAAGAGCCAGTTCCAAATGAAGAACCTGTACCAGAACCAATTGAAGAATTAGGCGAAATGATGAAAGGTTTAGATGAGTTCATTAATATGCCAAATATTCAGGATGAAGAAGATATGTCAAATTATGCAATGGACAGGAAGCCGGGGCAAGAAGAAGACAGAGAAGTACAAATAGATTTAGAAGAAATAAAAACTGAAATTAACAAAAGGGTTGGAGAAACGTTAAGTAAATACTTCAAATAAAATGCGTTTAATATATGTTAATGAAATTGGGTCAGATTATAAAGGTCAAAAACAGTATGAGTTTATTTTTAGTAAACAAACTGAAATTGACATGGAAGAGTGGTTTGACGTGCCAGCATCATTAACATCAAGTTCTAAATCACCAAATATTGAATATATAGACCACGTTGGCCTTTTGCGGGACACCGATATAGTTTTTGAATTGATACAAAATTCGGATTATTTCGGCGTTATTGATGCTGTGGATGGTATAATCGCCATGGCATGGGAAAAATCAAATATGGATTTAGATGATGAAAGAATGTTTTTCCGTTTTGGAGAACCATATGAAAAAGTAATCGAAAAACTAAAATCAAGAGGTCTCAGATTAGAGACACAAGATATAAAATATAAAATAGTATGAAAAGAGTAGACGTTGTAAAAGAGTTATTAAAGGAAGGGTTTACAGAAAATACGCTTGCTAGTATGAGTGATAAAAACATTCTTTCATTATCAAAAATAGTGTTAGAACAAGGGGCGTTTAATGATGCTGGTGAGCCAATGATGACTCATCAACAGTTTAATGATTATAGTGAACCATCTGAGCCGGATTATCCATATGATGATGGATATGAAAACGATAATTTTGATATATCAAGGGGATTCATGAATGAAATGAAACAAAATAATATTTTTGTTGAAACTTTTAATGGAAAGGAATATTTTATTCGTTGTAAAGATGTTACGGATGATTTCGTGATTTATTTTGACGATGAAAGCATTAAAATATATGGCCCTCATGAAGATGATAATGGTCAGGTTTTTAATTACGTTGAGGCTATTGATTATACATTAAATAATAAAGATAAATTTTATACATTTGATGAATCAATAAAGGAAAGAGAGCGGGAAGAACGAATAGATGCTCAAGATAAACATAATAATAGAATGGAAATGGGAAATTTAGGAGAAAATAAAATGAAAAGAACAGACATTATAGAAAAATTATTAAAAGAAGGGTTTACAGAAAAAACACTTTCTCGCATGAGCGATAAAAATCTTTTAACTATTTCTAAAACTGTATTGGGTGAACAAGCAGTTGCACAATTTAGCGTTAGTTCTGCTAATCCTAAGTTTAAAGAAGTTACAACTAAACTTCAACAACAAGGGGTTAAAAATATTAACGTTACTGAAGAAAAGCCATCAGAAGGTAAAGATAAATCAGAATGTGCTGGCGAATTAGATGAAAAGAAACACATTTATATAGAACCAATAAAACCAATTAAAAAAATATCTCCAATAAAATTATCAAAATTTGTAAAAGGAGTAAAGCCAATAAAACCAATTAAATCTATTAAACCAATCAAGGAAGATAAAGAAGTTGAAGAATGGATTTTAAATCTTGCTGAAAACAATTTTAGTACTCTAACATCTAAAAAAGATATAATGGAAATAATAACAAGAAACATACAAGAAGTTAGTCATAATGGTATTCCCGAATTTATGACATATGATGCAATTAAAGGGAGCGGTGCAGGAAGTCCACAGACTGAGCCGGGAGCACCTGAGCCTGAAGTTATTCCTGATACACCAACAAGACCTGAGAAATCGCCAAGAAAAACTCCATATACACCGGGACCAGGGCCAGACCACAAACCGAAAGCATTTAGAAATGCTGGAAGTCCACAGACTGAGCCAGGAGCACCTGAGCCGGAAGTTATTCCCGACACGCCAACAAGACCTGAGAAATCACCAAGAAAAACTCCATATACACCGGGACCAGGACCAGACCATAAACCGAAAGCATTTAAAAAATAAATTTTAACAAATATGGAATTTTCTAAAAAAAATTTGTTATCTTTGGTAAAACAAGTAATTAAAGAAGCGCCTATGATTTTTGATACGCCAGATAGACCTGATGCGGGAATACAAGCAAGATTAAGAAGCGGAGAAACTCCAATGACAAAAATTCCTTTTCCTGAAACGGGTGATGAACCTGGATTGAATTTTCAAGAACTTTTAGCTAGTGAAAGATATAGACAAGTTGTTGCAAAAGTAAGAGAATATACTGGATTGCAAGCACCATTGAGAGGGCAAGAATCTATGGCTCCGTTAACTCAGATGATGCTTCAAGCATATCAAGAAATAAATGCAATAGAAGCTAATCATAAAGAAGAATTAACACAATTAGCAATTGAATTAGTAAATAAAGAAATGAATCTTCCTGAAGATGCTGTACAATTTGATGCTGAGATTGTTGGTATGGGAGAAATTGATACAAGTGATTTTGTTAGGGATGATGAGGATGAGGAAGAAATAGATGAACCATCTGATATTGAAGGCGACGATGAGGAATTTGGTAATAATGAAAAATCTGAAGAAGAAATTGAACCAATAGATATTGAAACTGATTTAATGTTTGACTTAGAAACACTTAATCTTGAAAGAGCTAAGAGAAGGTTTATTAATAGTATAGTTCAAGGAGCATCAAAAAGGGGACATTATATGTACCATTTTGTTGAGGATAGAATAAGACAAATAACTGGTTCAGATAGATTAATAAATCAATATGGTGTTTTAATGTCAATAAACGATACGTTATATTGGCAATTATCTGACGATACAATGAAAATAGCAATGGGTTCTGCTGGGGCACCTAGAAGTGAACAATATGATGAGCCAGAAGATGATGAAGAATTTGATACAGAAAGGCCAGAGGGTGAAGACGATGAATTTGATGACGAACCAGAACAACAACCACAGCAACGTAGGCCAGGACAGCCAGATGGAACAGGTAATGATTTCGTTGGTGGGAAGGTATTTGTTAATAGAGATACTGAACCTCCAACAATACAGGCGAAAGGAGTTAATTTTCCAATATTAGTTCATGAATTAATTAAAGGAGTTATGGAATTATTTTCACATCATGGAGAAGGTGAAGATAAGGAGTTATTCAAACAAGCCATGAAGATGGAAGATACATTAGATAAAGAAACATGGGATGTTAGATTAGGACCAGCAATTTGGGATAGAATTAGACAACAATTTCCAGAAGAAATTTTAACTGATGAAAGTAAAGGCGAATTACAAAATTACTTATTAGTTGAAATATTTAAATTACCAGCAAAGAAATTTTTAGTATTGATGAAAGAAGTAATATCTGGTTCGCCAGAAGGAAAACGTTTACTAAATGAATTAATGGTAAGTATCACTCAAATGTTGAATAATCAAGAGTATGAGGATGCTCTTGATAGATTTAGAGGTGATTTAGATAACACCACAAATAAAACGGATGACGATAATTTGGATGACTTTTTATCACAATTTAATATAAGAAGGCCAGACCAGTAAGTATAAAATTGGGTTTTACCCGTCTTTTTCCATATTTATATATATGGATGCACAAAAACTAGAGCAACTAAAAGAACTTGCTCGTATTATAAAAGACACGCCTTACGCATTAAGGACGTACTTAAAAACATTTGATAAGACTCAAAATGGTTATGTTCCATTCAATTTATTTGATGAACAAATAGTCTTAATTCACGATTTAGAAAAATATAATGAAAATATTACCAGAAAATATAGACAGGCTGGTGTTTCATCTGTAACCGCAGCATGGGTTTCAAAAAAATTAGTTGTTGCAAGTGAAGATTCACCAGAGAAAGTTTTAATTGTTGGAAATAAACGAGAAACTGCAGTTCAGTTTGCTGAAAAGGTAAAAGGATATTTAAAACAATGGCCATCATGGATTAATGTGGGAATTAACCCAGATAGAAACTCAGAAAGTAGATATATTTTAAATAATGGTTCTGAAGTAAGAGCAGTTGCGACATCTTCAGATGCTTTACGTAACTATACCCCAACAATACTTATTTTTGATGAAGCAGCGTTCATTACTGCCGGTGAAGATTTCTGGGCATCATCTATGGCTTCGCTTGGTACAGGGGGAAAGGTTATTATGATTTCAACACCAAATGGACATGACCCAATTTATTATGGAATATATGACCAAGCGGTTAAAGGTCTTAATGACTTTCATATTACTAATTTAACATGGTATAATGACCCTCGTTACGCTAAAGATTTAAAATGGATTAAATGTGATGATATTGTTCATTATATGCGTAATAGAACGGAATATAATGACGATGAAGTTGTTTTGAAAAATGTTGATGTCACAAAATACCAAGAATATGAAGAATCTGGATATAAACCATATTCTTCTTGGTTTGAGAAAATGTCAAAGAAATTCAAATGGGATAGAAGAAAGATTGCACAAGAATTAGAATGTGACTTTTTAGGTTCAGGAGATGGTGTAATACCGAAAGATGTAAGAGAAAACATCAGAAGAAACATGATTCATATACCAAAAGAAACATATGTGAATAGTTCTCTTTGGCAATGGAAAGAACCGATACAAGGTCATAAATATATAATGGGTG